TAGCCGAAAATATATCGGATGCCGCCTCACGCGCACTCTCGAGCATGTCACTGCCCCACTGCACCAGATTGTCCCAAGTCTCGCTCAGAAAATCTCCAACTCGACCGGGAAGTTCTTGGAAGAACTCGCAGATTGCCTCGATGATCTCGGATGCCGCCTCACGCGCACTCTCGAGCGTTTCACTACCCCACTGTACGAATTTCTCATATGTAGTGGTCAGGAAGTCCCAGATTTTGCCGGGGAGCTCGTGGAAGAATTCGCATATTGCATCTATTATTTCGCCCGCAGCTTCACGGGCACTTTCGAGCATGTTACTGCCCCATTCTACGAATTTGTCCCAAGTCTCAACGAGGAAGTCCCAGATTTTGCCGGGGAGCTCGTGGAAGAATTCGCAGATAGCCTCGATCATCTGGGGTACGTTCTCGCCGATCCATGCGATTACATCCTGCCCCCAGCTAATCAGCGTACCGATGACATAGCCGATCGCATAGCCGATCTTGTAGGGCAGTTCTTGGAAGAACGTGACGATAGCTTCTATGATAAGCGGGACGTTCTCTGTTATCCACGCACCTGCAGATGCGGCCCATGTTCCGAGCTGTGTGATGATGCCGTTGAAGAATCCTAAGACCTTTCCGGGCAGTTCAGAGAGCCACTGGCCAGCTGCGGTGAAGACCGACGTGATTGCCGGCCATGCCGTACCTGTCCACCATTGCGGGAGCGTTTCCGTGAAGAAAATCTTCACTGCATCCCAGTTACATATTACCGCTATGATCGCGGCGATTGCGGCGGCGATCGCTATAAGCGGACCTACGCCGATGGCGGCAACAACTCCTCCGAGCCCGGTGACAATGGTCGTTCCGAGAGAGGCGATTCCTGTGGCCGCCGCCGTAGCAGCTCCCGAAAGACCGGAACCGATGGACGCCAACAAGCCTCCGGAACCGAACAGCCCGCCGATCTTGGCTACGATAGCTCCAATCTTCGGGAATTCGAGAGCAAGGACTTCGGTAAGTGTTCCTGCGCCTCCAGCCCACAGCTGGTATGCCTCGTTCGCTTTTGTCGCGAACGAGATCGTGTTGCCGACCAGTCCGCTCATGCCCTTCGTGATGGACGAGAACGTGCCTGTAATGGTCTTCAGCGCCTTAAAGGCTACGAATGCTTCAACGACCTTTGCGACGGCTGCTCCGAGCTTTCTTGCGGTCTCAGGATCCATCTGGCCAAATGCTTCGAAGATCTTCTTAACCGCTTCATAAGCTCCCTCAAGGAGCGGACCTATTGTCTTGGATACCTCGCCGAATATGCCGTCGAGGAACGCTCCGAATGCGGGGTACTCCTCGCTTATTCCGTCGATGATGCCCTGTATGATCTTCCGACCGGTGTCTATGATGTCAGGAAGATGCTCTATGAGAGCCTGCGCCAGCTGACCGATGATTGATGCTGCTGATGATGCGATTGACGGCGCGTTATCTATTAGGGACTGCGCGAAGTTGCTCAGTATCTCTTCGCCCTTCGCTATGATGTCCGGCATGTTCTGGTCAAGTCCCGCGAGGAACTGCGCCAGAAGCTCCACTGCAACCGTCCATATATCAGCTGTCACACTGATGAGGCCTTCTATCAGAGCCGTACATAACTCAGCACCGGCTGTTCCGAACGACTCTTTGTTCTCGAGGATAGCCTCCGCCATTGCGTGAACTGTGTCCGTTGCCGTAGTGATGATCGTCGGAGCGAAATCCAGAGCCATCTGCGCTATATCAGCAAGTGCGTGTCCAAATGCCGTTCCAAGACCTTTTAATCCATTCTCGGACAGTTCCGCGTTCATGTCGTTGACGATGCCGATCACCTTCTGCACAACTTCTTTAGCAGGTTCTTCAAGGCCTTCATAGAATGTGATTCCAAGGCCTTCTATGGACGACTTCAGAATCGTGATTGCACCTTGCAGGTTGTCGATCATCGTCTCTGCCATGCGCTCTGCAGCTCCATCGCAGCTTCCGATGCTGTCCTTCAGCTGAGTTACATCCTCATCTGTTGCATTGACGATCGCAAGGAGACCGGACATACCATACTGACCAGCTAATGCGGATGCATAACTTGCTTTCTGCGCGTCGGTCAATCCAGAGAAACTCGTCCTCAACTGAGCAATAATGTCATCGAGGCTCTTCATCGAACCGTCTTCGTTCTGGATCTGCAGACCGAGTGCTTCAATAGCCTCCTGAGACTGTTTGGTCGGCTTTACAAGCCTTGTGAAAACATTTCGGAGTGCCGTACCTGCCTGACTGCCCTTGATTCCGGAGTTGGCCATAAGGCCGATGGCAAGCGAGACATCCTCAATATTGAATCCCATCGCCCCTGCGACAGGAGCGACATATTTGAATGTCTCGCCCATGAGCGAGACATTGGTGTTAGCGTTAGCGGAGGTCTGTGCAAGGACATCCGCAAAGTGACCGGAATCTTTGGCTTCCAGACCGAAAGCGGTGAGCGCATCCGTTACGATATCAGATGTTCTGCCGAGGTCTTCACCGGAAGCTGCCGCGAGGTTCATGACGCCGGCAAGACCGTCGTACATCTCCTGCGCATCCCATCCAGCCATGGCCATATAGGAAAGGGCTTCGGAAGATTCCGTTGCGGAGAACTTCGTTTTCGCGCCCATCTCCTTGGCTTTTTCCGTCAATCCGTCAAAGCCGTTCACGACCTGTCCGGCATCATTGACAAGAGTCTGTGTGGAGGCACTCGAAATTGCTTCCACCTTTGACATTCCTGCCTCGAAATCCATACCGACCTTTGTCGCATATCCGCCGATCGCAGTGACGGCGCCGGCTGCGGCTGTCAGGATGTTCTTCGTGACGGCAACGGCTCCGGACCCGATTCCTTTGATCTTATTTATGCCCGACTGATAGCCCGATGTGTCGAGCTTTGTATCGAACTTTAGAGTGCCGTCGTAGCTCAATACACACCTCCTGATGTCATCGGCTCAACGGCTCTACTTGACCTCCTTTGTCTGGTTACCTTTCGTTATCTTAATTTCGAATATCTTCTTGCAGTGCCTCGCCTTGCATCTGACGAAAATTCCTTTGCACTCGGCGGAACTGTTGTAAGTGACATTCGTTGTATGCCCGCAGTAGGGACAGATCACTTTTCGTTCCATCATCCGCCTCTCTTCAGACTTTCAACCGCAGACACATCCCCGTTCTGGAGGGCTGCGATAAGTTCCTTCTCTTTCTTGCTCTCTGTGACGTTCTTGCCGTCAGGCAGCCTATACAGATCCTTCATCCTCTGGTAGTAGGCCTTCTGCTCTTTACTCATGTTCTTGTTTATTTTGATTGCCCTGCAGTGCATGACATCCACGAACAGACTGTCGCGGAGTGAAATGAACATAGCCCGGAATTTCCACCAATGCAGGTGCTCGATATCCTGAAGATCTATACCGTACTGGGCCAGGAAAGCCGAATAGATTAGGTTCGCATCATACTCATAATCGTAGATGCGCTTTTCACGCCCTGACCCACCGGATGAACGTTCTTTCTCTTCTTCCGGCTCTCCACATCGGTAGAACCAGAGGAACTGATCAACCGCTTCCTTTATGTTCCAAAACGGGACATTATCTCCATAGAAGTTAAAGAGCGCCTGTGCAGCCTTGTCTTCCTTGGACAGATCTGCATCTTGCAGGAGCATCTCCGTAATCATCATCGAGCGGAAGTCTGCATTGATCTCGACCTCATCGCCATCAATGGTCACACTGTACGGCAGAGCATCGATGATGATATTGCTGTTCATGATCTGCCTTTCTTATTGGGGAACTGTCTCTTCTTTTTCGCCTCTGCCCTTCTCTGGGCACGGTTGCCTGCGTTGTACCGATTATTGAATTCCGACATCTTATCCGTAAGAGCATCCTTCTGAGCGTTCGCCAGCTCCACGATGGAACCCCACGCCTTGATGCGCTTCATGAGGCTCTTTGTCTTGAACGCCTGCGCCGCGGTTCCTTCTCCGAACAGATCGTCAAACCGACGGTCGATTTCCTCTACAAGAGCCCTTGTGCGTTCTGAATCGGAACCTGCAGGTGCGCTGAAACTCTGCAGTGCATATCCTGCCGCCTGGAGTTTGTCGAGGAAGTCAGGATCGGATGCATCGATCTCAAGCGTTACATCACCGACTTTGAGTTCCCCCGTGATATCACTGGAGAGAGTACCGATACCTTCTGAAAAAATATTGTTATCAAGTGCGTTGCTATCCATTCATGCTCCTCCTTACGATGCTGCTGTGAACGTGTTGTTCGAGATGTTGAACGTGCCCTCGACGAAATCTCCCTGCTGATGGAGCGTGCCTTTGACCTGCATCTCGGAATCATCCGGCGAATACTCCGTAACTTCTGCGGAGACACGGAACTTACGCGCCGGATAGGAAGAATCTGTCGGAGTGTCCCACAGATCGACCACGATATAATCGAAGCAGGCGTCATCTCCCGTCAGCTGATTGCGGCCTACTTCATAGAGCTGCTTGACCGGGGTCTGGGACGGAATATGATCCGCCGTGAATCCCCATGACGCACTGTAGGAAGAAACGCGGGTTGTCTTTGCCTTCTGATGGACATACTGTTTCTCCTTGGTCTCAACACCTGTCTCCCCGTTGATCTCGGTAAAGCCAAGGCCCATCAGGTTATAAGTCTGCTCTGCAGATCCAACTGCATTAGCTCCAAGATAGTTGCCTACAAGATGCCGCTTTACGACATTCTCACTTGCATTCGGCATAAGTTACCTCCTTAAATACACAAGCTGCATCTGTATCGAATACCTTGCAGTCTTGCCGTTTGTGCTCTCCAGATGCCCGGGGAGCGTTACATATAGATGCTGTGCCTTCATTCCATTCGGAAGTGTCGGCAGATTGCCCTCTTTGTCCTGATCCTCCACCCAGTCGGACAGCTGGTCATAGAACGCTGAGTTCTGCAGATTGACAGCTGTCTCCTGGTCGAAGATCTCATTCGAAGAGAGCGTGAAATTGAACTGTCTGACGGTGCTGCCGTCAAGATACGTCTTGCGCACCCGAGTGCTCGGAACATAGCTGAATGCATAGTTGAGAGTCTTTTCCGGGAGCGTGTCAACCGAAAATGTCCCATCCTCATTGAGGACAGGACACTCTCTAAAGAATTCGACAACACTGTTCATGATAGCTGTTGATGCATCAGCCATTTTTTGAACCTCCTGACGCTATTTTCAGAGCGCCTTCCCGAATGGTATTCAGATTCGCGGCCTTCATCCGCTCGAACCAGTAGCTGCCACGATTCGCGTCATAGGAACGTGTCCTTGCAGTGTGGTAATACTGTCTGTCCGAATATACGGCAAGATAGTTGACCTCACCGGATCCTATCTCTGTTCCGAGAATACCGCTCTGAATCATGAATCCTGTTTTGATCGGCATGAGCGGAGCATCAAGACGAAGGACTTCGGAATCGACGAACTTCTGTGCCTTGCTCATCCGACCATTTATTTTTGACTTAAATTCCGGATTGAACTCGAGAGTTACGTGACCCTCGTCATCTAAGCTGAGCCTGCCTCTTGGTACGTCAATTACCTGCGGTCCTGCCATCAGA